CGACAGGCGCAGTAGGCACGGTTACTATTTCCGCTGATGCCAATGTAGCTGTTACGGGTGTGGCTGCGACAGGCGCAGTAGGCACGGTTACTATTTCCGCTGATGCCAATGTCGCGGTAACGGGCGTAGAGGCGACGGGCGCGGTGGGTTCCGTTACTATTTCGGCGGATGCCAATGTAGCTGTAACAGGCGTTGAAGCGACAGGTGAAATTAGCTCAGTAAATGTTTACGACATCATTATTCCAAACCAAAATCCAAACTATGTGGGAATATCTCCAGCGCAAACACCCGCGTATTCAAACATTGCTCCAAACCAAAATCCGAACTATACTGAGATAGCGGCGTGACGAGGTAACTTATGGCTACATATACAGATGCAAATGCAATAAAGAAAATTGGAACGGGTGACGAAGCGGGTACGTGGGGTACATCGACCAATAACAACTTTGATATTATAGACCGCGCTGCAAATGGCTTCGTATCTATTGCGTTGTCTGGTACGTCATATACCTTGGCTCTTTCTACGACGGCGGTGCTTTCTAATGGACATTATAAGGCTATTAAGTTTACAGGAAGTCCGGGCGGAACGTGCACTGTTACGCTAGAACAAAATGACAGAGCTAGAATGTACATGATCCTTAATAGTACGGATCAGGCGCTAGTTATTACGCAAGGTTCTGGTGGAAATACTACAATTGCGACAGGTAAATCTGCTATTGTTCTTGCAGATGGCGCAGGTGCAGGTGCAGCGGTTACAGATTATACTTCCACGCTAAGTAATTTACAGGGCCCAGCAATTTCTAGTCCGACGATGACGGGAAGCCCCACTGCGCCAACGCCTTCGGCTGGGACTAACAATACACTGCTTGCAACAACTGCATTTGTAGCGAATGCGATACCTTCAAGCGCCATTACATTTACGGATAACAACGTAAACGTACTAAATGAGATTGTAATGTCTGGCGGCGCGTCAAATTGGACATTTGAAGTAGACGGCAGCAACCGTCTTGTAATTCAATATGGAGGTACAAGTTTAATGCGATTGGATAGTTCTGGCAATTTAACAGTAATTGGTGATGTGACAGCTTTCGGATCATTATAATGACTTTACCATCTTCAGGCGCAATAAGTTTTTCTGATATTCAAGCTGAGTTCAGCGGTTCCAACCCTATCAGTATGAGTGAGTATTATAGAAATCTTGGTTCTGTTCCACGTAAAGTAACAAGCAATAACACAAATATTCCAACTTCTGGCGCAATATCAGTAAACCAATTTTATAGTGGTAGTAGGCAGGGGAGTTACGATAGCTTAACTGCACGAACATCTTCCGGCACATTTAACGCCGCTTCTGACGCTGCTTACTACCACGTTCTTGTCGTGGGCGGTGGTGGAGGAGGTGCAGCGACGATTGCAAGTAGCGGAACGCTAAGTTCTAATTTTAAAGGGGGTGCGAGGGGCGCACACTCTATTAATTCCACAGACACCGTTTTGTCGGGGAGTTACACTGTCACAGTAGGAAGCGGTGGCGCAGGGGGCTTTACAACTGAACAACTTGTCTTAGGCAGTAGCGGTGGTACAAGCTCTGCATCTGGGACCAATCTCAGCATGAGCGCAAGCGGCGGTGCGGGTAATGGGTCGGGTAGCACGGCGGGTCAGAATGCAAACATTACGACAACATCTCCTGACAATTATGCAGCGTACAGTGGTACTGGGGGTACCTACACAGGCCCAAATCAAGGTGTTACGGGCGGGAATGGAACCAATTATGGTGCAGGGGGCGGTGCTATTTACAATAACAATTATGATAGTGGTCCAAATGCTACGGGCGGAAGCGGCTCTCAGGGCGTGGTCGTATTTTATAAATATGTCTATTCGTAGGAGTAAATTGGTCTATGGCGTACACAGATCTTCGTTTTAAACCGGGCATAAACAAAGAGATTACACCATACTCTGAAGAGAATGGCTGGGTGGATTGCGACAAAATTAGGTTTCGTTTTGGGTATCCAGAAAAGTTAAATGGTTGGGAAAAGGCGTCGAACAACGCTTTTTTGGGTTTATGTCGAGGGTTACATGAGTGGGTTGCATTAAGCGGTGAGAGCTTTTTAGGTGTTGGAACTCAGTTAAAATACTACATCAAGCAGGGTACTGCATATAAAGACGTCACTCCGATTCGGGAAACGACCTCCGCAGGGGCTGTTACGTTTTCCGCTACAAATGGATCTTCCACAATTACTGTTTCGGACACCAATCATGGTTGTGTAGCAAATGATTTCGTTACTTTTTCGGGTGCGGTATCTCTGGGTGGAAATATCACGGCAGATATTTTAAACCAAGAGTATCAAGTTGTTAGTGTTATTAACGGTAACTCTTACACCATTACAGCAAGGACGGTAAGTTCTATTGAGAGCATCACTATTTCCGGGGGCTTAGACACAACACCCGTGACGGCAAATGCGAGCGATACGGGCGACGGCGGAGCCAGTGTTGTAGGTACCTATCAGATCGGCACAGGTTTGAATGATTCTGTTGAGGGTACGGGTTGGGGCGCTGGTTTGTGGGGTGGCACAAACAACGGTGCATTTCAAACCACGATTGCAGAAGACCTTGATGCCTCAGAAACAGGTGTGGACGTGGCGACGGGACAGGGTTCTAATTTTGCAACAAATGATGTGGTGTTAGTTGGGTCTGAGCTTATGGATGTTAGTTCCGTGGCTACCGATACTTTGACTGTAACTCGTGGCGCTAAGGGCACCACGGCAGCGACGCATTCAAACGGCGACACAATTATCTTGGTTGTCGGTAACGCAGACACTGTTAACGATTATAATGGCTGGGGCGAGGGTGTTGCAACAGGTGTTGCAACGTCAACATCAAATCTTCGCATTTGGTCGCATGATAACTTTGGCGAAGACTTGATTATAAACGAACGCAATGGCGGCGTATTTTACTGGGATAAAACCAGTGGACTAGGCACCCGTGCGGTAGAGCTTTCCACACGTTCTGGCACGGTTACATCTGTTCCGCGAAAAGCTGCGCAAGTGCTTCTTTCAGATCGTGACAGGCATGTTATAGCATTTGGTGCAGATGGGCTTGGGGCATCTAGCACCGCAACGCAAGGCGATGGCGTACAGGATCCGATGCTTATTCGATTTTCCAGTCAAGAAAATCCAACTGAGTGGTATCCGACTACTACAAACACAGCGGGGGATCTGCGGATCGACACAGGGTCCAAGATTGTACAGGCTGTAGAAACTCGCCAACAAATATTGGTTTTGACAGATGTGGCTGCTTACTCCATGCAGTTCATTGGACCGCCATTTACCTACGGAATTAATTTGATTTCTAATAACATTACCATTCAAAGTCCAAAAGCAGCGGTTGCCGTAAACGACAACGTGTTTTGGATGGGTAATGCTGAGTTTTACGTCTACAACGGTACAGTTCAACGCATTCCCTGCACTGTTCGAGACTATGTGTTTAATGATTTTAATTATGATGAGGCGGGGAAAGCAATTGCTGGATCCAATGTATCCTACGCAGAGGTGTGGTGGTTTTACCCGTCCTCTTCTGCCACAGACAATGACAGGTATGTGGTGTACAACTACCAAGAAAACATTTGGTTTGTTGGATCGTTGGCTCGTACAGCATGGTTGGACCGTGGTATATCAGATGTTCCTGTGTCTACAGGAGGAAACAACTACTTGTATAATCAGGAAACGGGGTCCTTGGACGACGGTTCTGCGATGACATCTTTTGTGGAATCTGGTGATTTAGGCATCGCGGACGGTCAACAGTTTTCATTTATTAGTCGTGTGTTGCCCGACATAAACTTCAGAGAGGCTACGGCTACGTCTTCTGTTGATTTTATTTTAAGTGCGAAGAATGCGCCGGGGCAAGTTTCGCAAGCCACTGAATCAGATACCGTGTCTAAAACGTCTTCGACCCCTGTGGATCAATATACTAATCAATATCAAACGAGGTTACGTGGACGCAGCTTTACATTTAAGGTACAATCCACCGACGCAAACGTGCTTTGGAGACTTGGCATACCTCGTGTAGATATAAGACCTGATGGGAGGCGGTAATGTCACTTAATTCACCTTTACCATATTTTCCCGTTCCTCCTGCCGAATATACACAAACGTATATGGCAGAGGTTGCACGATCCTTTTCAGTTTTTTTAACTCAATATCAGAACACGATCCAACAGGATGAGGGTTCTGCTTTAGCGTGGTTTATGGGCTAATGGCGAATGCGTATGTAAATGCAAAAGCGGATTTAACAACCACGACCGCCACGGCTTTGTATACTTGCGCGGCCTTTAAAACAGCTATTGTTAAATCTATTTTGGTTTCTGAGGATAGTGGCAACGCGGACACTATTACGGTAACTCTAACAAGTGGCTCTGACGAATATAGTCTATTTAAAACAAAATCTATCGGTGCTAATGGCACAGAGGAGTTACTTTCCGCTCCACTTGTGTTACAAGAGGGGGAGATACTTAAAGTCACGGCAGCTACGGCAAATAGGTTACATGTTGTAGCCAGCATCTTGGAGATCACTTGATGAAAGAGGGAATTGAAACGTTACCGATTTACGCCGAAGTAAAGCATTATGTTGAAGGCGGCTTGGTTCAAGGTCCCGGGACCGGGACCAGTGACTCTATTCCTGCGATGATTTATCAAGATGGTGTTCCTGTTCAAGAAGCGCGTTTATCTACCAATGAGGTTGTGTTGTCGAACAAAGATCTGGCGAACCTTGATCCTGATAAGGACGTTGAACGCGCAGCTATTCGTGTGGGGAACGCGCCAAATGGAACACGGGGGAAGATCATTGCTAAGATGTACAATGATCTACAGAAGATGAGAAAGGGATAGTTATGCCTACGAGTACTACGACACAGACCACTAATATCCCCGACTATCTTCAACAGTACCAGAGGGATATAATTGGTCGTGCCAAAGAGTTAGGCACACAAGACTTTAAGCTTCCGGGGTTTGACGTTGCGGGAATAACACCACTGCAAAGGCAGGCTATGCAGATGGCTATGTCTGGTGTTGGTTCGTATATGCCTATGTTGCAGGCTGGTTCGAGCACCTTGGGCGGGGGCATATCAGCGGGGACGGCTGGGGCAGGTGCTTTATCGAACGTATATGGTCGCACCCAGCAGATAGGGCAGGCTGGGGCGTTTGACCCTAGCGGCATACAAAGGTTTATGAGCCCTTATGAGGACGTGGCTGTTCAACAAGCGATGGCAGACATTGGCAGGGCAGGCGCGGAGCAACGTGCGGCGTTGGGCGCACAAGCGGTGGGTCAGGGGGCTTACGGCGGATCCCGTCAAGCTGTGCAAGAAGGCATGTTGAACAGAAATGTTTTAGAGCAACAAGGGCGAACAGCCGCGCAGATGCGCCGATCGGGATACGAA